TGGGTTTCGCGAGATCTTGCTAAAAGAAACTCCTGTTGTAAGCGTTAGTTCAGTAGGCTATAGCGAAGACTATGGCAGAACATACACAAACTTAGTAAAGTTTACTGACTGGGTAGTTCAAGGTGATTCAATTATCAGCATTAACACACCAGTATTTCCAGAAGCAATTAATGGATATAAAGTAAGTTACTTTGGCGGCTACGACCCTATTCCAGGTGACTTAAAGCTAGCTGTGTTGGATTTAATTGAATACTACTCACGCAACAATGGTGCTGTACACAGCAGCCGCGACTTAAATCCTAACACTACGCAAATTAATTATGTTGCATCTACTAATTTACCCGCTACTATTAAGCGCGTTTTAGATCAGTACGTGGCGGACTTTACATAATGGCAACACCAGCTAGTTTTAATTTTAAGTATTTATTAGAATTAATGTATGGTGCTAAATTAACAGATCCAAAAGCAATAAAAGATCCAGTAGGCTTTAGAAATAAATTCTTAGAATTAATTCAAAAAGACATTCGTGGACAAATTGAAAACACATTGCCAATAATTTATTTAGTAAAGCCACACGAAATTGTAGTAAATTTATTAAGTGGTCTAATAAACAAGAATCTCACAGAAGGTGATGCAGATATTGCAAAAACATTTTTTGCATCAATAATACATCCCAATACTGGAGAACTAATAACTCCAGACAATCCTTTCTTTTCAGACGCACTACACTCTATTTTATTAGAAATGTCTCAGCCAGCTAATATTAATCATATGGCAGAAGCAGTAATGTTTGAAATTGAATCAAAAATGCTCAAAGGCAAAGAAATTACTTTTGAGCAACTTGGTAGTAAAGCAAAAAAATTACTAGAAATTGTTAATCAATCACAGCCTGATATAAATGTTATATGTTCAATAGGAACAATGGCTGATATTCAAAAAGCAGAAGATCTTTTAAATAATAATATACAACGAGCCGGTAATGAAATGCGTAGCTGGTTACGAGAAAATACTCCTGCTTGTTTAGCAGACGCAGATAGTTTCTTAAATAATTTTGATAAAAGCAAAGATCTAGTATTTATAAGCAGTAACTTTAAAAAAGCTCGCGAAGAAGTGGTAAACGCTTCTGCAGCTGATGCTCTTATTCCTATGTTTGCAAGTTTCGGGGTAAACTGTAAAAGCACGTTTGGTGTAGGCAGCTTTACAGCGGCCGGACATACTGGCGTGGTATCAGGTAGAGGAACCTCACTACAACAGGTAGTAGGTATAAATTCACCAATTATACAACAGACACTTTACTGGGCAAATACTCAAGCAGAAAAGCCACCAGTATCTTTAGATCCTTTTATATTAGAAACAGATCATTTAGGATTGTCTCTGGATATTAAAGAAGGTGCAATAGGCACCGCAAAAGATCTATTAGCCTTAAATTTTTCTTTTGTTATATCACAAGAAGCAAGCTGGAACAGCAGTCTAGGTAGCAGAGAAAAAACAGCAATGAGTAGTATTGTTGAAAATGCTTGGAATATTAAAAGAGAATCTTTAGGAGATTTTTTTAAGGCGTATATTCAAAAGTATATGCCTGATATTGTGGAAAAAGCACACGCTTCCCCTCCTCTTAATTTAAGAGTATTTAATTATTTGGTTGATTCTATTAAAGGCATAAACGTTACCCCTGGTGGGAAAGTGTTGCCAACAATAGAAAGTCCTAACAGAAAAACTACTAGAAGCAGCAAAGCTCCAGCGCTTAAAAACCTTAAACCATCAAAAGCTAATTTACCCAAAACTGGTGGAAGTACAGGAATTCCTTCTTATACTCCAACATCGGTAGCACCAAATATAGCTGATCTAAGAGACTTAATAAACTCTCAGCTACAAGACGTAATCAGTGCAAACATGGGCAGTGGCAGAGATCAAAAAATACTTAATTATAGAACAGGTAGGCTAGCTAGTAGCGCTAGGGTAGAGAGTTTATCAGTAAGTAGACAAGGTATGATAACTGCTTTCTATAGTTACATGAAAAATCCTTACGCAACATTCAGTAATGGAGGAAAACAGTCTATTCCAAAAAGTAGAGATCCTAAACTGTTAATAAGTAAGTCAATAAGACAGATTGCACAACAGTTGGCGATTGATAAGATGAGGGCCGTATCCTTATGACAAAAAGAACAAGTATTGTAACAGCGCTAGCTGATAAACTTAAAATAATTGATGGGAATGCTCCTTATAGTTCAGATCTATTTAATAATAGTTACCCTAAACTAAAGTTCTGGGATGAAGTACAAGATTTTCCTTCTGTGTATCTTGTAGCAGGCTCAGAAACTCGACAGTATCATCCAGCGGATTTTACTTGGGCTTATTTAAATATCAGTATTAAGGTTTATGTAAAAGATGAGTCTTATTAGCTCCTTATGGTGTCGGTGAAATCAATCTACAAGTGCGCTACGCATTGGTATAACTCGGAACTATAACAAGTACGACAACAGATAAATATCTAGTCAGAGTGCTTAAATATTTCCAAAAATCATAAAGGAAAGAGTATGGCATTAAATTTACTACGCAATAGTCGAGTGTTCTTCACGACTAAGTTAGATAGTAGTGGGCAAGTGGACATAAGCGGCCACACCACAGCAACAACACGAGAGATTCAAGTTTTAGACGGATTCTCTTTTTCACAAAATACAGGACAAGAAACTGTTACAACTAATGAAGCCGGCGTAGCACCTATTCGCGGTCAGCGTAGCTTCAATACTTCGCTAGAGCCCGTGGACTGGAGTTTTTCTACGTATGTGCGCCCTAAGTATAACGAAGGTGCTACAACTACAGCAGGACCTGACTCAGATGATAAAATTGACGCAGAAGAGTCCGTTCTCTGGGGAGCTATGTCCAGCGTTACTGGCAATGGTTGGACTCAAACCGCAGGTTCAGCACCAAGTACTGCACCTTATTCAACAGTAAGTTTTGGAAATTCTAACGCTCACCAGTTACAGGCTTTTGGTTTAATTATTCAGTTCGAAGCTGTTACTTATGTTATCGACAACTGTGCTATTGATTCTGCTACTATTGACTTTGGATTAGATGCTATTGCTACCATTGCTTGGGCCGGAAAAGGTACTGCAATGCGTCAGTTAGCAACTCCTTTAACAATCCCATCTACAGGCCTTAGCGTTACTGGTGGCGGTTTTACAGGTACTAATGATTTCCAAATCAAAGACACTAGTGCTCGATTTATTGCCAACAAATTGTCTACAATGACCTTGGCTGCAGCTGCATTTGGTGGTTTAAGTGCTCAAGGCTATACAATTGCTATTACCGGTGGTAATATCACAATTGCTAATAACTTAACATACTTAACTCCAGCTAACTTGGGTGTTGTTAATAAGCCAATTACTTATTTTACAGGTACTCGTGCTATTACTGCTAATGTAACAGCATACTTAAAAACTGGTTCAGACCCTACTACTAGCTTACCACAAGGTGCAACATTGTTAAACAATATGTTGGTTGCAAGTAGCTCTAGTACAGAGAACAAGTTTGCCGTAACAGTATCTATGGGTGGAGCCGGTAACGACACACGTTTAGATCTGGTAATGCCTACAGTTCAGTTAACAATTCCAGCAATTACTTCTGAGCAAATTATCTCTACTTCTATTACTATGACTGCACAGGGTGCTACTTCAGGTGCTTACGATCTTGAAGCTAAGAACGAATTAGAAGTTAAATACTACGCAGCAGCTTAATCAGCCACTGCATTTTCATAGAGACTGGGTTGATCTCCAGTCTCTCTTTTTAAAACTTATTATAAAATGACTACTCTCTCTTTAAAAACACTGTTAGTTCCTTCTAAATCAGTTCAGGTTGAATATCCTGGTATGCCTGGTTTTGTTGTTGATTTGGCATTTTTATCTCGCGAAACACTTTTGAGTATTCGTAAGAAGTCTACCAAAACAACTTTTAAAAATCGTCAGGCTGCTGAAGATTTTAACGAAGAATTATTTTTACAACTATACGTTGAGAATGCCGTCAAAGGATGGTCAGGACTAAAACTCAGTTATCTAGAGCAATTAGCACCAGTTGATTTAACTGGTAAGGATATGGAAGCAGAGTTGGGATATACTCCTGAAAACGCTCTGTATTTAATGAAAAATTCCAGTAACTTTGATGCTTTTATCAGTGAACAGGTCACAGACCTGGGAAACTTTTCGACGACCAACTCCAGCAAGTAAATTGGCAGTTGGTTAACTATCTTCAAAATATGGGTGTTGGCATGTCCAAAGATCAGTATTTTGAAATGTGCGAAGCACTAGGCAATGATCCAGTAGAATCTGAAATTCCTATTGAATTTGATGATTTTCCCTTAGAAGTGCAACAAGCATTCAATGCTTATAGAATGTTACGAGACGAGTGGGATACCATGAGTGGTAGCTATTTAGGAAAATCCTTAATAGGTATTAAAGACGTGCTAGAAGCAACAGAGATTGATCCTTCTGAACAAAAGTTTATTATTATGCTTATACGTATAATTGATAATGTAAGATCAGAAGAGATCAATAATAAGAAAAGAACGCAAGAGCCCGCTAGCTAAAAATTAGCGGGCTTTTTTGCGTTAAAAATTTTTTGGTTTGACAAACGCGAGGTCACATGGTATAATGGTCTCTAGTTAAATTATCGAAAAATTTTGGTAATACCCGACAGGAGTGTATATGGCCGTTCAAAGATATGTATTAGAGTTTAGTCTAAAAGACGTAGGAAGCTCACTTAAAGCAGGCAAAAAAGATGCAGACGCTTTTAGAGCCTCACTAGATTCTATTATAAAAGCAACCGATAAAGCTAAAAATAGTAGTAAAGGTGGCTGGAAAAACGCAATGATGGGTGGCAACGAGTATGATGTTGCCAGGGGTAGTGCCGGCGCTACTGGTGCTTCTGGTCGTGACTTTGCAAACCAAGCTCGAGGCCTTGATGGTTTAGTACGTTTATATGCTACTTATGCAGCTAATCTGTTTGCTGCAGGCGCTGCTTTCCGCGCATTAAGTAACGCAGCAGATACTACTAACATGATCAAAGGTATGGATCAGTTAGGTGCTTCAAGCGGACAAGCTCTTGGCACAATTGCTAAAAGACTAGTAAGTGTTACCGAAGGTTCTATTAGTATGCGTGAAGCTATTGAAGCTACTACTAAAGGTACTGCTGCTGGACTGTCGTCAAAGCAAATGGAACAACTAGGTCAGGTAGCAAATAAGGCTTCTAAAGCATTGGGCGTCGCCATGCCAGACGCTATTAGTCGTTTGACTAGAGGTATTAGTAAGCTAGAGCCTGAACTGTTAGACGAATTAGGCTTATTTACAAAAATTGAAAAAGCTACACAAGACTATGCACGAAGCATAGGAAAAACTGCAGGTAGTTTAAGTGATTTTGAAAGACGTCAGGCTTTTGCTACAGCAGTACTAAAAGAAGGCTTGGATAAGTTTAGTGCTATTGATGTAAGCGCAAACCCTTATGATAGATTGCTAGCTAGTTTGCAAAACTTAGGACAAGGTGCTTTAGAAGTAGTAAACAAAATACTGTCTCCACTAGTTAATGTATTAACACAAAACCCCACCGCTTTGCTAGCAGTTATTGCAGCAATTGGGGCGTCAATACTTAAAAGTGCTATACCTGCACTAGGTCAGTACCGTGAGAATTTACAAAATGCAGCCAATGAAAGCCGAATGGTTTTCACCAAGATATACAGTGATCAACAAGAAAAGATAGGGGCTTTAGCGGATAGCGCAGGTGCAGCAGCTGCCGAAGCGTATAAAAAGGGTGCGCCCACAATAGCTAAAATTGCCGAATTAGAAAAGTCTGCTCAAGGTTTTTCTAAAGGACGTAAAGATTTTGCAGCACTAGCGGGAAAAGATCCGTTTGCTATTACACCCGAAGAAATTAAGTCTTTAGAAAATCGTGCAAGATACTTAAAGGGTAGAAATGACGCTGAAGCACAAGCGCTTACCCTACATCTTGGAAAGATGAAAGCAATACGTGCTGGTGCAACAGCAGCTTTTGAAACAGCTTCTGAAGGCCTTATTAAAGGTACTGAGCCAGGATATACTACACCAGGCTCTAATGATATTATAAATAGACGTACATTAAATAAACTAGCTGGCGAAAGTATTAGGTCTACAACTGCGGAAACTCAAGCTATATATGGCTCTAGGGCTGCATACGCTAAATTAAATCAAGAAATTGCTCTTGCTCGTGAGGGAAAGTTAAAAATAATTACCCGTTATGATGAAGAAGGCAAAGCAGTAGTAGAGAGTACTGGCAAAATGAACAGGCTTCAAGCTGGCTATACTCGTGTTGCAGGTGTAATTGGTATTGTTGGACAAAAGTTAGGCTCTTTGATAAATGCTTTTGGTATTTGGGGAATCGTAGCAGGTGTCGTAGCCCAGGGTATTAGTCTACTTGATTCAAGTTTATCAAAAACAGGAGATCAAGCTGAAGCATTTTCAAAATCTATAGATGGAATAACTGACGCTAGTAAAAATCTTATTAGAACTTTTGGAGTATTAGACAAAACCCCGTTTGCTTCAGGCACTATACAAGGCATCTTAGCTTTATCAAATGCTCAACTAGAAGTTTCAAATTCAGTAGATACTGCTATTGATGCTGCTAAAAAGCTTGAACGAGCAATGCAAACTAGTCCTTATGACAAACTAAAAGACAATATAGCTACGTTTTTTGGTGGTGGTTTAAGCAATAATTTAGCAAAAAGCCTAAATACAACACTACAGGATTCCTTACAAGTATTTGCCGAAATGGGCAAAAAAGACGAAGCCGAAGCTATTCTTAAACAAGCTTTAGGTATAGAAAGCCTTGATATTACAAGTGTAACAAAAGCATTTGAAAAAGGCGAACCCGTTATCAAGAAGTATAACGATGCTCAGAAAAAATTAAGTTCTATAATTGGAAACAGCAGTTCTAATTTACAAATTTTTAAATCTGCTACAGAAAACAGTAATAAGGCATATCAAGAGTTTATTCAGTCTACTGCAAATAACAACCCTTTATTTAAATTAGGTCAATCACTTAACGACGTAAGCACCGCAATG